ACTTGACCTTCTAAATGATTTAATCCAGATAAAGAATTAACAACTTGTTTAACAGTTGCACCAGAAGTGTGAGCTGCTGCAGTTGTACTTTCTGTTCCTCTAGTACATCCAGTTAAATCATTTGTAGATTTACCTGTATAAGTAATTATTTCTCCATCAATTTTTATTTTTCCAGATGAAGTAAAATCTGTTCCAGATGCTACAGTAACAGTAGTTGCTGAATTAGAAATATTACCATTTAAGGTTGATGTTGCACCACTATAAGAAAGTTGAGAATCTAAAAAGTTAAAAGAAGTATTGTCAGTTTCATCAAAATCAAATCTATTTAAATATTCTACATATCTTTTAGTAGCACCATTAATAGTTCTTTTAATAATCATATATAATTCATACTCACTATCTTCTGTTGGTATAACTGCAACTGATTCACATACTGCTTTACCAGTTCCAAATGCTCCACCAAACACATGCCTGTGCCAAGCAACTACTTGTTGTTCTCTTTGATAAGTAAGTGCAATTAATTCACCATCTCCTCTAACGCACCAAACTATTGCAAGTGGTTCTTCTTGATATGCCATTTCAGAAATATTACCTTCGGTAATGTGTTCGGCAAGTATGGTAAGATCGGGTGCTGTATAACCATCCACGTCAAAATTATAAGCTAGTTCTCTTATTTTTCTTCTAGCACGTTGTAAAAATAATGTTGCATTACCTACAGATATTGCATCTATATTAGCAGCACCATGGTTAGATTGTTTTTTAATCATAATGTTAGTAGGTGTAATAGCATCATTATCTCCGCCTCCAGATACTGCAAACTCTCCACCTGCTGTACCTATAATTAAAGTTCTTGTTGATGCTAAAAATCTAATTGAGTTTACTTGGTTAGATGCGATTGTATAAATAATTGCATCATCATCTGCTACAGTACCACCAATGTTTGCATCCATATTTTCATAGTCACCCGACTTTGAGAAATAAACTGTTTGTGGATTATTAAGTGTTCCAGCAAATACCAATCGTTGTTCAAAAAAAGTTACACAAGCAGGATGACCAGTAGTGTCAGAAAAAGCTCCAAGAAACCAATTAGTTATTGCGTTAGCATTTGCAAAAGCTGTAGTTACATTTACTGTAACAACTGTAGTATTTGTTCTTGCAGTAATTGTACCATAACCATCATTAAAATGTATTTGTCTACCAACATCTGTTGTTAAAAAACCAGAACCACCATTAATACCTGTAACTGCAGATGCTGTAATAGTTCTTGATCCTGTTCCTGCAGCAGAAGGTGTTAGTGTTGTTGTAGTAATATTAGAATCTAAAAATGGTCCATTAATAAAATTTACTTCTGTTAATGACCATGATGTGTGACCTGTACGAGATAGTGTTCTAGTTTTATGGCTAGGATGCGTGATGTACATAATATCAGCAGATTGTGCAAATTTAATATCAAACAATTCTGCTTCTAAATAAGGTGATGTAATTTCAAAAGGTGAACCACCAGATAATATTTGACCATTATTTCTATAGAATCTAATTTTTTGATCACTAAATTCTAATATATAAGTTTGTGTTGTAGAAAATTCAAAAGGTATAAGTCTTGTAGATTTTGAACTATCTCTTACTTCTGCAATAAAATTTGTTCCAGGTCTACGAGCTGCAGCTCCATGAGGATAGATAACCATATTTTCTACAATAGAAGCACCTGCAGAATATTTTGCTAAATCATTTCTACCATCTAATCTAGGTGACAGCTCACCTGCTGTAAAATTTGAAAGTTGTGCAGCTACTCTAGCCATTTATTAAAACCTTGAGTTTATGAATGTACCTGCGTCTACAGTATCTGCCATACCATTTTCTTGTGCTATGTTTTGACCTTCTGTTGAATCTACAAATCTAGCATCTTTTAATTTTTCTTGGTAAGTGACTAGCATGTTTTGTGATGTAGTATTGTTAGATGTTATTGCATAAGCAATGTCTGCACCTAATGCAGCAGATAATGTTTCTCTTAATAGTTCATCATATTGATTAGGATCTTCTACTCTTGAAATATATAAAATTTTCATACTAGAATTATTAGATAATATTGATCTACCTTCTACTTGATAGTTTGAATCAAAATCTAATATTCTAAGTAACCTTAAACAATCTCCTGGTAAATCATATTTAAATTTATAACCCCATGCAGGAGTTGTAGTTGATGATGCTAATTCTACTCTTGTCTGTAAACAATTCCAAGGATGTGATCTGAATACTGCATCTCTTACTTGTTTAAATCTTGAGTTACAAAGTCTAGCATTTTTTGAATCTTCTGTAAGTGAAAGTATGGTTGTTGCACCTAGTTGATTTAATGCTCCATTACAAATGTCTACTGTTGATGCCATACTACTTCCTTATAATATATTTACGTCTTATTTGTCTATCTTTTTCTAACGCAAATATTTCTTCTGTTGTTCTTTCTTGTTTAGTGTCAAAGCCATAATGATTTTTAGAATCGTTTTGAAACCTATCTACTAATACATACCTATATACATAATTATCTTTTTTAAAATGTAATACAGGTTTTAAATCTTGTATTTTTTTCATGCACTCTAGGCGGTTCCACTCTCGCTTCCCCGCCTAAAATTTTATTTATTAATCTACAACGTAACTGATATTCCAGTTTAATGTACCAGCAGTTCCGCCAGTAGCATTAAAAGTAATAGCAATGTAGTAATATCCACCCGGATCTTCACTGTCTCCAGCTAATTCCCATAGCTTCTTAGATCCAGTATCAAGATCAGCAGCTTCATAACGAACATCCGCCATAGCAGCAGCATCAGCTACTGAAGTTGCGAAAACATCTTCGTCTTTTACTACACCAGCTGATGTATAGACACCAACATTGAATGTACACGAACCACCGAATGTGTCTGAACCAACAAATAAAGTTGGAATAGCAGCATTAGAAGGAACAGGTGCTAACATAACAATATCGTTATCAGTGCTGTCTCCAGCTGCAAGTTCTACTGATCCATGAGCTGTTCTAAGAACACCATGTAATTCAGCAGCATTATTTGCAACTTGAGGAGTAGCTTCAAAGTTAGCTACTAAGTCTGTATTTTTAGTTGTCATATATATCTCCTATTATGCTTCGTGACATTTGACTTCTACAACTTTTTCTTCTTCCATTCTTGTAGCACCAATGCTCATGCAATAGTAAACTTGAGTAGCATAAGATTTATCAGCTCTTTCATCTATTCTAGCTGACACATCTTTACCTACACCAAGAGCTATTCCATCAGAAGCAAAAGCAATACATTTTCTTTTAGAAGATTCTATAGATAGTCTGTTTGATGTTATGAATTTGAACCCCATGAACGAATCCACTTCACCCTGTACTAATGCTTTTACAGTGTTGAAGTCTGAACTTGTTACAGAAGTTGTACCTAAAAGATCAGTTATCTGTCTCGGTGATACAATCATATATCTTTGGATTGAAGGATCTACACTTGCTAAGTCAAACTTTTCTTTAGCTGTTCTTAGTTTAGCGATTGTTAAACCATCAGTACCAGCTTCAGCAATTTTTTGTGCTGATGGTAATGTAGTTGAAGTTGATCCTGTCTCACCAGTAAATGATGTACCAAGTGCTGCAGTAATGATCACATCATCCATTGCTCTACCCATTGCCATAGCAGCGGCTTGTGCGTAAGATGATGTAGGGTCTATTAAAAGACGTACTTTGTCTTGTTGATCAATAAGATCAGCAAACTCATAATCAGCAAGTGATACTCTTCTTCTTGCGTGAGGTGTATCAATTTGCGGAGTGTCTGAGTGTCTGCTAGTTTTTAAAACTGCAGTTACTTTTCCAACTTGATCAAAGAAAGCATTTTTTCCGACAACACTTTCTAATCTGACTTTGTCTCTTAATAATGATCCCATTTGTTGAGATAACATTTGTATGTTAGCAGAATACTGCTGTACAAATGCTGTAGTTATATTTGTTGACATAATTGTCTCTCCATTATTATTATTGTTTAAAAAAATCAGAAAGGTTATCCACTCGCATGAGTAGGCAATTCTTGGATTTAAACTCTTTTAGAGTAGAAGTCTATTCCTTCTTGCCAGTAAGGTTCTTACGAATTTTCTTACTTATTATCCAATTATAATATTTTTCTGCAAATGGCAAGGGATCATTTTTTTGTAACTCTGTTCCTGTCTCTTTAACCAATCTTAATATTTCTAATCTAATCTCTTGATCATTAAGATTATTTATCTGCATATAACATTTCTCTTAATGTGTAGACTTGTTGTACCATTTTATCGTGATCTGGATGTTGTTTGTTCCAGTATGGTCCATCAGTGTCATTAGTAATAGATGATATTTCTGATTCAATATCTGTAACTGAATTTACATTTTCGCTTTCAGTTGCAACCATTTTATCTTCTGACATCATACCTGCTATCTTTGCAAAACCTTTTACAATTTCTGGATGATCACCAAGTCTTATACCACTTGATAAAGTCATATCTAAAACTTCTGGACTTATATTTGCTTTTGCTAATGCACCAGCTTGTTGTACTTTAGCATCAAAGTCTCTACCCCATTCTGATCTTAACTCTTGTTCAGATTGAGCTTGTGCAGTTTCAGTATCGATCTTTGCTTGTTGCATAGAACCTTCCATATTATTTTTATAAAAATCTAATATGCCTTCTGCTTGTTTATTATTTAATCCAAGTTTATGTGATTGTTCTGCAAAAGATTTTATTGCAC